CCGCAGCCCGCCGTCGGGCCCAGGTCGACGAGCTCGGCCTCCCAGCCGATCGATTCGAAGTGACGCTTCATCACCTCGGCTGCGGACGTGACGCCCGCACAGTTGGTCGTGCCGCAGTCGCGGTTGACGAGTTCGGCGAGGTCGCGCACGTATTCTTCAAGCATGCTCATGGATAATCCTTGTTTTCAATCCGGACTTTGGGCCCGGGCGGTTGAGTCGAATTCCAAAAGGATACCAAGTGATCCGCAGCGCCGCATCGGGATTTCCGAGAACTGGGACGGGGACGGGCCCGCAGGCGGCTGCCTGACGGGCCCTGAGAACCTTGCGAAGGCGGTCTGGCCGTCAATCAAGCCACTTTGCCTCGATGGACTTGAGTTCGCCGCGGCGATCCAGAAGGTCCCAGAGATAGTTCATCACGCGCGTGTAGTGGGTATTGTGTAGCGGGACTGAGACGGACTACAAGGGACAAAAGGCTTGAAAGACACGCACTTTCGATCTCCCATGTGTACCTTATAGGGACAACGCACCCCTTCAGGGCACATCCAAGTGTATGAGCGCAGTATGAAGCCAACTTCTAAAAATCTCCTTCTTCTCCCCATCGGCATGCACCGCTATGAGCGCGGTCTTTATGTGCGCGTGACGGCCACGTCCCGCTCGTGGGTTTTCAAATACCAGCTCAACGGCCGCCGCCGCGAGATGGGCTTCGGCCCTGTCGAGGGGCAGGCTGTCTCGTCCATACTCGGCAAGGCGAGCGCCGCCCGCTTCCAGATTGACCGAGGCATCGACCCGCTTGCAGAAAAGGAAGCGAGGAGGGCGGAGGCAGTGGCGGAGGCCAAGCGTGCCAAGATGGTGACCTTCGCGGAGTTCGCACCGAAAGCCGTGGAACGCATTTTCAAGATCAGGAAATTCAGGGGCGACAATACGGAGTGTTCGTGGTTGAAAACGCTCGACCGCCTTGTCAAGTTGCTTGGAAAGCATAAGCTCGACGAGATCTCTACGCGCACGGTTGTCGAGGCGCTTGAGCCCGCGTGGGAGAACAGTGCCAGTGCCTCAGAGGAGCTTCAGGGAAGACTCTCCAACATCCTTGACGTCGCGGTGACGGAAGGCTACATAGAGCTCAACCCCGCCGCGTGGGCCCGCCTCAAGATGTGGTTGCCGTCGCCGTCGACGCTTCGCCGTGCGAAGCCTGCCAAGCACCACGCCGCGCTTTCCGCGGAGGACCTAAGTAGCCTTGCGCAAAGGCTCTGGGCGGATGGGTCCAAGAACTCGCTCGCCATCCTCTTCGGAATCCTTACGGTTGGGCGCAGGCAGGAGTACTTGGAGGCGAAGTGGTCGGAGATCGACACTGAGGAGCTGACGCTCTCCGTTCCTCCGGAGCGGCGCAAGGACGGGAAGCTCGTCCCCCACGTGGTGCCGCTGTCGCGTCAGGCGCAGCGCCTGCTCGAGCGCCTGGACACATCGAGCGAGCATCTCTTCCCCGGAAGGGGGTGTGCGCACATATCGCCCACGAGTCTGTCGAACGTGGCGGCCTCGCTCTCTACGGAAGACAAGCCGTTCACGCTCCACGGCATCCGCTCCACTTTCTCCGACTGGTGCGCCCGCAACGAGAAGAACTTCGTGGTGTCGGAGAAGTGCCTGATGCACGCCGTGGGCAATGCCGTTTTCCGCGCCTACCAGCGTGACGACTTGCTGGAGCAGAGGCGCAAGCTCCTGCAGGAATGGGCGGACTTCCTTCTCCCGAACGTATAAAAGAAAAGCCCCGCGAGGCGTGAAGCCAGCGGGGCAATTTCTTGCTCGTAAACGAAGGAGGTAACCGCACGGAGTGAGCATCCACTGGCTTGAAGATGTGACGCCTACATCCCAGTGCAGCTCTCCGGGTAACCGGAGATCTAGGCTTGTGCGGTGTTGTTTCCTGTCTAGGAAAGCGAAGGTCAAAAAGGCAAATTTTTGAAAACCCCTCCGCTCCCTAGAGCCAGAATGGTAGCACAAAAGAGAAAGCCCCGCGAGCTGTACGGACTCGCGAGGCATTTCCCCATTGTTGACCACTTCTCTAAGGAGGAGATAACGCTATTTTACCAACTGAACTAGGGCGTCATGTACAGCGGCGTTTCGCTGAAGTAGCTCTCCGCCTTCGGCAAGAAGTTCCGAACTTTCTCTGAGAAGGCCCTCGCACCGGGCGACTGCGGCTCGCTCATCTCGGCAGGCAGAGGCGCTGGCCTTTCGCACTCGATTTTCTGCGGAGCGCTGCACCCTGCGCAGGTCAGCGTCGAGACGGTCAGCATCACGGCGAAGAGAAGCGATTTGGTTTTGTGCTTCAACGAGTTTTGCATAGTCTTTTCTCCCTTGGTTCGCTCGTGCCACGGCGGCCTCAAGCTCCGACGTCTGCACCCGCGCCTCCCACTTGGCAGTGGAGTGGGCGTAGCCGACGACGAAGCTGATGACACAAGCTCCGATAACAACGAACGGCTTGCTCATTCTTCTCTCAGGAAAAGCTCCGCCTCGGCCTTGCGGCGGCGGGTCAGTCCCGGAAGCACCTTGCCGTTGGCCTTGGTGACGTCGAGGAACTGACGGGCGGCCTCATCGAAGTCCTCGGCATTGAGCGCACGAAGGAGCTTCGGGCACTTGTGGACGACGCCGTCCACGCCGATGTT